TTATTGCGTGGGAATTGGATGAATATGAAAAGTTATTAGACAAACAAGGAGTATTGGAATGATTGAGCAAAGCAAAGCAAATCTAGAGGTATATGTAAAGTTGGCGGTGGCACGGGCAAAGCTACGGGCAAGGCCGCTTAAGAAGTCGGGCTTAAATAAGTTTGCAGGCTATCATTATTTTGAGTTGGGAGATTTCTTACACCCCACCCTCGAAATTTTTGATGAGCTTGGCCTAATTGGCATTGTGTCGTTCACCAAAGAGCAAGCAGAATTGTGCATTGTGGACACTGAAGGCGGTGGCGAGATTGTGATCACCAGTCCCTTTGGCTCCGCAGCATTGAAGGGTTGCCATGAAGTTCAGAACATAGGTGCAGTTGAGACTTATCAACGGAGGTACTTGTGGGTAGCCGCCATGGAGTTGGTCGAGCATGATGCCTTGGATGCCACCACAGGACGCAAAGGAGATGCACCGATCATTACCCCTAAGGGTGGTATCGGAGATGAGCTAGACAGCGAAGTCAAAACTTATTTGATGGAGTTGGCAGAAAGCTGTCGAGAGTTGGTTGCAAATGGTCGTGCAAGGGAAGCCTATGACATGATCAAGAGTAACGAACTTGAGGCAGATCAAGAAGTGTGGTTATGGGGTCAATTGGACTCAGCCACAAAGAGCGCAATTAAAAAAGCAAAACCAGTCTAAGAGGAAATTATGGAAAAGAAAGCATTTGATCCCACTAACCGTGGGACACTAGCAAAGAACGAAAAGAAAATAGAGGCCACCCATGCTGACTACAACGGTCAGCTAAACGTGGAAGGTACAGATTACTGGATCAACGGTTGGATCAAGAAAGGCAATGAGGGTAAAAGCTTTATGTCTTTGTCGATCAAACCTAAAGCGCCAGCAGCTCGTCAAAGTTCGGAGCCAACTCGCAAGAGTTCAGGCTTTGACGACATGAACGATGACATGCCGTTTTAAATTCAGGGGGGAAATTAAGTACCCCCGCCCCTTGGCTAAAAATTTGGAGAAAAAAGATGAAATTAGACGATATACATTTTGGCGGCGAAGTAAAAAAGTTCTTTGACTTGCCTATTTTTAACCGTGTACGCTGTACCGATCCTATCACCAGCTACCAGGCGGCTGATCAAATAAAAGATGTAGCGCCAAAACACCACCAAATCATCCTACAAGCGCTCCAAGAGCATGGGGCTATGGGTAAGGATCAAATAGCTACAAAAACGGGTTTAAACCCCAATGCGGTAGCCCGTAGGCTACCTGAGTTACAGAAGATGAATCTAGTTACCACCACTGGCAAAACCGTCAAGTCTCTGAGTGGACGGGAGGAGCGTGAATGGAAATGTCTGTAATCTTGCTGCTTTTGTGGGCTGTAATCATAGGGGTTGCCTTGGGTACAGTTATTTTGGTTATACTAGCCATTTACATGATGTCGGAGGAATTATGAATTGCTTGGAATTTTTAGAATTGTATTGGTCGGAAAGCTTAGAAATGGAGTTGGAGGTTTGGTACACCTTTACCGACTACGACCCGTCTGTTGGCGTAGGCATTGAGTTTGATTGGGAAGCTTTGGATGAAAACGGCGTAGACCGTGCCGATGAACTTACAAGCTCAGAAGAGAGCGAACTCAGCAAGAAGATCAAACAAGCCATTCGTGAAGAACCACCTTTTGACCCCTATTAAGCCTGTAAGCCCTCAAGATATTGCGTCTTGCCTGCAACCTTAACAGCAGTCAATTCCTGTTTCTTGAGGTTTTTAGGATCATAAGAGACATGCACCCAGCCTGAACTTGGATCTCCCTGTGTATAAAACTCCAAGATCAACTGGGTGTAGTCTAGGTTATACATAATCCATTGGGCGAGTTCAGCGTTTGGCACACCGTCAATTTCAATATCAACTGCCTGGCCTTTGACATGGTCTGAGGTCTTTGACCCCCCCGTGGCTATATTCGTAGCACTACTACGGAACCCTGAGTTCACGGTTACAGGCTTGCCATATGCAGCTCGGATAGGTTGCAATACTTTCTCGCACAACAATTTCAAGTTTTCAAGTGCCTCTGCGTTGGGTGTGTTATCAATACCCAACCGAGTTGCAGTATCGGATCTAGTAAGTTCTTTGTAAGTAAAGTTGGCTGAGAGGTTCATTTACTTTCCTTAAGTAGTCTTGGGATGGCTAGAAACTGTCATAAATCAGAGATAGGATTTTACTTGGCGATCATGCCATAACAAGGGGAAAATTATGTACAAGATTGAAATTAACATCGCAGAGTGGGATTTTGGTTCAGACACAGTGACTATCGAGACAGAAGATTTCGACAAGATCGCAATCATTCAAGAGTTCATTGAATTCCAACAATTGCACGGCTGGTGCGTTGATTATGACGTTACCGATGAATACGAATATAACCAGTCTGACGAAGACGAAAGCGCCGAAGACGAAGAAGGCGAAGAATACGAAATCGGAGAGACTGTAGAAGACGAAGACGGCTTAGTTTGGCAACGTATGGCATAATTTTTATGCAGTTGTCTTTAGGGGAGTCTTCGGGCTCCCCTTTTTTTATTCGATATCGTGATCCGCTTCTATGTCTCTTGCTAACTGTCGCCAATCAAGACTGCGGCGATAAAGCGTATAGATACGCTCGTCAGTTAAGGGTGCAGATTGGCGGTTTAATCTATCATTTGCTTGCGCTAAAGCAAGCTGCGTTTCATGCAGAATGTTATGCAGTTCTTTGATCTCTGATCTTAGATAAGCAACAAGGTCATACGTCATAAACCTTACCCCTAAATTCAATTTGATTCTCACCCCACTTATGCACCAGTTCAGGCCACAGCAGCTTGCCCTCATAAAACGTGAGTACCGCAAACCCTGATCGCCAATTGGTTGGCGAGTCTTCTAGATAGTTCATAAACTGAGGGCCGCCAGGCTCTGCTAACGTGCCTGTATCCACGCCAAACCTGTTGCCGTTGTAGTCGGCATAAGGAGTTACCTTCAGGCTGTGCAAATGGCCCGTGACCATCGTTTTCCCGCTTGCCGAGGCGTTCGTGTGGGTGGCATGGACCCCCCCCTTCCATCGGTGCTTTACAACTACGTCATCGGTAGGCCAGCAAGACCAACATGGAGTCCATGTAGGGAAGTGGTCCTTTAAAGTAAAGCCTCGCACAAACTCATATTGCGGCGCATTCGCAGCTAATCTGTTTTCAAAACGAGCATCATGATTTCCAAGAGTCCATATTAATGAAGTATTTTGTCTTACTTTTTTAGCTGTATCTTCAATTTCACCTAAAGCAATCTCGCAGGCCTTTAGCTCTTGAACTACGGATGGTGTCGAATCGAATCCGTGCCTGTCGAAGCGTGACACGCTTGCGCCGTCAAAAACATCTCCGTTAGCAATAACAGCCTTGGGTTGAAATTCTTTAATTGCCCAAAGAAGACCTTTATACGCTGTGGTATGGATTCCAGGCCAAAAGTGAGCATCGCTAAAAACAATGACAACGCCATTTTCAATCCCTAATTCTTTGCGGGCCGAGTTATTGGGTTTGGCAACCATATTAATCACGTTTGATTTTTGAGGTAATGAAATGCCATACCGAGCTTCTAAATTGTTTTTGCGCCTCAGGATGTTACGCAAATCCATGCCAACGGCTTTTGCCATTGCAGAACCTGATTCATGCGTTTTCCACAGCTCAATGAACTCTTGATCGCTGTAAACAGGTTTTCCTGACATGACGGCTCCAATGAAGTTGTTTAAAATTAAACGAAATCAATGACAACCGCATGAATTTTAATGTAATTTGTTGTTTTTTATTTGCTTGGTGCAGACTGATGCAGCAATTCATCTTTGCGTTGACTGCCAGCAGAGGAGCCAAAATAAAAAGCAATGATGCCAGTCCATGCTGTACCCAAACTCCCAAGCATCAACATCAATGCATCAGATGTTTTGAAATGCTCAGTCATCAAGCCAACTAGGATTCCAAAGAACCCGACAGTCACCACGATTGCCATCAGGCCAGGTATCCATGATTGCGTCTTAACTTGCATCTCTCTTGCAGATTTGCGGTCATCAACAGCAATCTTTTCAAAGTCCAAACCCAACTCTTGCGCCCGCGCAGCCATTGCAATCTCAGCAGTTTTTAGTTGGGCAATTTGATCGGAGGTGAGTTTGCCTTGGTCAATAGTTGATTGAACATCTTTGGGATCAATGCCAACCGCTTTACTGATTGCGTCAACCGCCAAGCCTGCTAATGGGCCACCAAGGGCGGTAGCTATAGTCGGTGCAATTTGTTTAAGCCAATCCATCATTTTTCCTTTTTTGCTTGATTAATCAATTTCTGTACTTGCTCTTGCTGTCTCTTTGCTTCATGTTTGGCTTGCAGTACATCCATGTAAAGCATCCCAAGCAAAGGAAGCATAAGCACCACCAAAATTAATGCCGCTATCCATCCCACAACTATCTCCCAGTCTTGTACAAGAGGCCGAGGAGCAACCACATATATAGGAGGAATAGGATAGTCGCCAGCAGATACGCTTGCCTTTCCCTTAGAAGCCGCTCCTCTTCCTTGCGTTGCCATGATTCATCATCCCGTTTCTTCCTTGCTTTATCTTGCTCTATCTTGATGACATCCCGCATCTCAAATACTTTGCTATATAAAGCTCCCATTTCGGGCGGGGCTTGGTAGACCATTGCTTCCCTTATCTCTATCTCTAGCGCCGCCATTTGGTCTTGCGCCATTACCCGTTTGAGAGCGGCTTCCATCAGGTTGGCATCAGGGTCGTAGACTGTCTTGCTCTTCTCTTCCTCTTCCCTTATGTGGTCGGCAAGCTGTTCTTGCAGTTTGAAAAATTGAGAGAGCTGGGTGACGATGTCTGACATGACTTGGGTTTCGTCAACGGCAACATAAGCTTCCTTCTTTTTCGCCACAGACTTGGGCGTGGGGGTGGCATCTTTTGTTCCAAAGAGCTTTTGCCAAAAACTTCTAACTTGCTTTGCATCTGAGACTACCTCATCAACAGTTTTTTTGATTTCCATAAAAGA